GACATGCCCTTGATATTGCCATTCAGTATGTTTGTGTATGTGTCATGCCCCAACTGTGTGTCTGGTAACTGGGCATTAAAGTGTAAACCATCAGGCTGAATGCTTGTTTGTAATGTTCCAGCGTCTACACGGGCCAAAATGTTAGAAAAATCATGTGCATAAAGCAGCAAAACTTGGCTCAAATCGACGTTAATTAGGGCATTTTGGTCAACATATTCGGTAAAATCGCCTTTAATCGATGGCTGATTGAACACTGCCGCAACGCCTGAAATATCCATATTTTGTCCATTTTCAGCCTGATTGTTGCTATTTTCATTGGCTAAGCCCGTTTCAGCTCGAATTTTGACGTCAAATGTACGTATATCTTCATTTTTCACTAAATCACACCCCTTTTTGCCAGCATTTGTTGTGCTTGTAAAGGCGTAATGGCTGGTGTTGTGCCACTTAGCAACTTCTGAATCTGGCTAATAAGTAAGTCATTGTCTGCATCTACTGCTTGACTTTCATCAATATTCACTGGAATTCCAAATTTGGCTGTCATTTCTGACTCTATTGGCTTTACATAGCGCCTTAAAGTGTTGCTATAAAGCGATTTAGTCATATCTAATGAACTTTGTTGATCACCTTGACCGTTCAAATAGCTATCTGGAACACCAAAAACCTTGCCTATCTGTGTCTTGGACCAGTCATTGCTGGTCAAAAACTTGGATACATCGGCATTTATTGCTAAATTTTGTACGTCATAAAGCTGGTCAAGTACCATAGGCCGTCCAGCATTGTCACCCGTGTTAGCATTTTCAAAAGCTTTTCGTGTCGCTTCTTTTTCTTCTGGTGATAAAGCACCCTCAGCAACTTTAATCACAGTTGAAGGGTTAATAGCATTCTTAATAGTTGATAGCGTCAACTTGTTTGCATAATCTTGAATGTTGACTTGGCTTGCTATTGATTCTAGTGGACTAATACCAATGTATTGCTGACCATTGCTACCACTAGCCATCAGCCTAAAGTGAAGCATGTTTGCACTCGGATAATTGATAGTGCCTCTTTCGTCTCCCCAGTTAACCGCATAGCTAATATCTGCACTGCTGTCTGCTAAAGTGACTACTACCTGTGCCGCTGGCGCCATCTCTAACCTGACAGGAACATTGTTGCTGTCTCTTGTAATGGCGATATAGGCGTTTCCCGTAAGCAACATCTGAACTACAGCTGATTGCCAAAAGTTAAACGGCGAAATAAGGTTGTTCGGGTTATTTATCGCCTTGTCAAAGGGTGCAGCCACTTCAAAGCTTGCCGATGCAATATCACTGCTTAGAAGGTTGGTAACAGCATATAGATCAGAATTATTTAAGGCTGTACTGGCATCAACCAAATGATTGGGCAATACTTGTCCACCACTTATGATGTAACTTGACAGGTTAGTTGATGGTATTTCCATACTTCTTTTCTGCATTCGTTCATATGGATTCCATATGCTCATCTACTACCACCTGCCTTAGATGTAGGCGTGAGTATCCAACCGCAAAAGAGCAATACACTGCCTAACACCAACGTTCCTATGATGCTATTAAAAAGATAGGCACTGGTGACAATAGCAATTAAGCCAGATACAAATAACAATGTTGGCAACAGTTCCTTAAGCATTATCAATTTGCTCACACTCGCACCTCCCTCTGATTCTTTGTTTCTTTCATTGTTTTTACCTCTCATATATATAACGTATGAAGTGCGTCATTTTTGACCAATATTGACCTTCAAACGCAAAAAAATATGTAGACTTTTAAAAGCCTACATTCATCAGGAATTTATGGCGTTCTTCATCACTCATACCAGACAATGGGGAACGGTTCTTATCATTATCTGCATCTGGGTCGAAGTCTGAAAAGGCATAATAGGCACGGCTAAATGCATCAATAACTGCATCAACAGCATCAATTTTTGAAGTTGCACGATCCTTATCTACCTTTATACCAGCGCTTGAGCCAACTATAACTGCATTGGTCAGTGCATATTTTAAAATTGGGTCATCGTCATAATGAACTCGGCCTTCCCGAATTGCTTTCTTGAATTCATGTGTTGGTTTATCTAACTTATCTGATGTCTGTTTTAAAGGCATCAGTGGAAACGGTTCTTCTTGGCTTAACTTATCCAAAACATCACTAGTTCCCCAGCGGTCAAATACAAAGAACTTAACATTTAAGCCATTCTCTTCTATATAATCCATAATCCATGTGGTAACACTGTCTTCATCGATGTAGCCAAAGCGTCCTTTTGCAATAGTGGCAAAACCCAATTGCTCAGCTTGACGATAATTAATTCCATCTTGCTTTTCTTTTTCGGCAATACTTCCACCTGTGTGAGATAAAGGCACCCAACTGTGCTGTTGGATATAATAGTGTGTCTCTCCAGCCAACTGGTATGGATAAATGAAAGCAACTGCTGTGTCGTCTGCAAGTTTGCTTAAGTCGAATCCTATATAAACATCATGACCAGAAATGCTGAATGGTGGCTTATCAGCTACTGCATTTTCGATGTCATGTATGTTTAAATAGCGATTATCAGAAGCCTTAATCCACATGTTCAGGTTCTTGTTCTTGAATTCATCTAATGTTCCGTCCAGCTTTTTCTTGTCTCTCTCACTAATCAGAGATGGAAGCATAGTGTCACGCTTCAATTCAAGAATTGGGTTTGATTTTGTCCATGAGGATGGGTCATCAACTTCATCTTCACTATCCTGACTGTAGTTAATTAGCAACACATCATCTAACTCTCGTGAATAATCCTTTTGCATTGCTTCACGTGCTAATTTTTCATCTAGATAAAAACTGCTGGTGCTGTCAGGGTAGGCTGTCGAGATAGACCAAAACTGGTGATCATATACTTGCACCTGCCCACTTGTAATCTTGCCAATGTTTTCTTTAATGGTGCCAATCCGGCCGTCATCACCAGACTCATCAGCCACAGCAAGCCGAAAATGGTAACTATCAAATTGACCAGATTCATGTGACAAACGGAGCAACTGGTTTCGCGTCTTTTTACTTCTAACGACATCATCCAAAGTCTTTATCTGCTGGGTTTTATATGTTCTCTTTACATCTGTAAGTTCACCTAATCTGTCAAAGGTAAGTTGAATGTACCGCCATCCTTTTTTTGATTGTGCAACCACAGGTGCTATATATCCCATGTCTTGGTTGTACATGCCATCAGATGCAATCAGGTAGTCATATGCAAGTAGAATATTTGTGATGTATGTCTTCCCATTTGTTCGTGCCACAGAAAATTGAACCCTATGGAATCTACGCTCACCCTTTTCATTCCGCCACCCTTGACTTGAACAGAGCAGTGCTTTCTGCCATAGCATTAGCGGAAGTGGTTTGCCTGTATCAACGTCTGGACAAATGCTGGCAAAGTTTAGCACTTCATGACACTTACCTAGGTCATACGTGTAAGGGAAGTCATCACTGCTAATCCGTGTCAAGTCTTGCAAATGCCGCCAGCAAGCAAGTTTAATATCTTGTCCAGCCATGGTAGTACCTTCAAGCACCTGAAAAGCATAGGCAGTCATAGGGTCATGATATTTGTCAGCGATCTGATCGTAAGCACCGTTATCTCGCTGCTGTTTGTAAGCTCGTTCAACAGTCCAATCTGGCAATGTTAAATCATAGTCTACCAACTCTTGTCACCTGCCTTTAATGCTTGCTTAAGCGTTGGACCATCATCGTCATCTTGGTTATCCAAGACAATTGAAGCACGCGCTTGTGGACTGAGACCCAAAGCATCACTTAATGACTTAATCTTGGTGGTTGCATCATTCAAAATAGCAGCTGCAGGGTTCTTTCTACTTCCCGTGCTTAAGCCATTCTCATTTATATCCTCATATGCCTGTCTTGATAATTGAATCTGTTGGCATAAGGCTATTACCAGTGGCTTGTCAACTTGTTTGCATAATCCTGCTGCGTTTAACAGAGGTACAAGCTCTCGCCATGCTGTATAAGCATATCCTTGCAAAAATCTTGGTGGCGTAACTTGCAATGGCTCCATTCCACTTGTCTTCTTTGCTAGTTCCTCAGTTCGTGCACGTTGATCGGCTCTGTCTGATGCATCTTGTGTTATTTTCATCTTTCTGCCCATGTCTGCTGTACCTCCCTTCGTTTCTTTTCTATGTAAAAGCTTATGCATCAACATATGTAGCACTTAAGCTATTGGTTACCATATTCATTTACTGTACTTTTGTAAGCATGGCAAATGCCGGTATATCAACGTTTGAAGGCTATGACGTGACACATATAAAAATTTTTAATAATTGCACATTTTTTGAGAGAAGACCATTTTGTTATGTGCGGTCCCTCTCTACGCCTACGGGGCGGGTGTTACAGCTTTTTTATTTTTTAAATGTGTTATTTAATATTCGCTGTCCATTATTTATTGTTTATGGTTCATAATTTTACATTCTAATGGTTTAAGCAATAGCTGTGCAATGCAATAATTTGTCGATTGCTGTACCCCTCCATATATATATACGTACTTGATGCGCCGTTTTTGTCTTGGCATAGAAAAAGAGCCAACCCTTGGCTGACCCTTGCAATATGTATTACTTGAGCTTTAAGGTTGCTCCTGTTTCTTGTGCCGCTCTTGCTGGCTCTTGTTGGCTCTTGTTGGCCCTGTGCCGCTCCATCCTCTCTTTATTTTTCTCTGCCTCAAACTGTGCAAAGCC